ACGAATTTCACCAATCATCTTATCTGCCGGTTGGTGAATGTGTCCGCAGATTACATTTGTACACCCACGTTTTTCCGCCTGTCTAACCAATTCGTTTTCAAAGTTGGTCATAAACTTAACAGCTTCCTTTACTTTATCTTTTAAGAACTTAGACAATGAACGTTTCATACCCAAACTCTTTAAGAACCTATCAACCATAATTGCGGTGTCATATCCGATGGAGCCAAGTAATGCCAACCATTTCATTTGAACAACTCCATCATATAAATCACCGTGAGTAATCAATGTGTTTTTCCAAATATATTCGTTATGGAGTTCGATGTTACCAAATTTAACTTCACCGTACTCCCTAAGGAAGTCATCGTGATTACCGGTAATATAAATTATCTTTGTACCGTTCTTAGATAACTTGAGTAGCTTTTGGATTACCTTTGTATGTGAGTTTGGCCAACGGAAGTTGCGTTTTAATAACCATCCATCAATAATATCACCAACAAGGAATAGTTTCTTTGGTTGGTATTGTTTTAGAACATCTAATAGCTTATCGGGATTAGAACCTCGACTACCTAAATGAACATCTGATATAAATAAAGCATCAATTTTCTTCATTACTTCCAAAAAATTTGAATTAATATTACCGCTAATGATAAACAAACACATACCATTGTTTTCAATGTCATCTGTTCTTTAAATATCAACCAACTTAATAGTGCAAATATAATTACACCAATAGATTGTCCTATTAGTCTACCAGGCCAAGTTTGTCCCGTATAATCATTAATGAGACCTGTTGACTTGATGTATAAGAATGATATTGGTAATCCCAAGAACATTAATATAAACGCGTTTTCTTTTGCCCATAACCATCTGCTCTGTCCTTGTAGTTGGAAAAATGCGATAACTTGTGCAATCACCACAATAATCATTCCGTAAATTAATTTCATCTTATAAACGTTTTTACAAATATATGGTTTTTAAACTACATTATCAAATATTTATATGTTAATGAAGTTAGTATCTATAGTATCCGACATTCTTAATGAGCAAATAGCGACAGCGTTTGCAACATCTCAAGCTTTAAAACCGCAGGATAAACCTAAACAAGGTGGTCAGTATCAACCAGGACAAGGACCGGTTATGTATAGTAATCAGGCTGTTGAGCTAATTAAAAAATTCGAAAAGTTTGTAGATAAAACATATCTTTGTAGTGCCGGTAAAAAAACAATTGGTTATGGCACTCGCTTGGATTATCATCCTGAAATTAAAAAGAATGTTTGCATCACCGAACCCAAAGCAACTGAGTTATTAAGAAAAGACTTAGATACGTTGGTAACGCCGGTAATCAAAAAGAATATTAAGGTTAAGTTAAAACAAAATCAGATTGACGCTTTATACTCATTGATACATAACATTGGTATGGATAATTTTATTAATTCAAATGTTCTTAAATTAATTAATTTGAGAAGATTTACAAAGATGAAAAAAGATTGGCAAGAATTTCAAATGGGTGGTGGTCAAGTTTTAAAAGGTTTAGTGAGAAGAAGACAAGAGGAGTTGGCACTATTCTTCGCCTAATCCATCAGACAAAGTAACATCCCAATCCAAAACTTCATCTTCAGGTAATTCGTATCCCCGATTTGGTTCAACCATTCTATCCACATCATGTAACATACTCATTAATCTTTCAAAAGCTTCCCTTCTATTTTCTCGTGGAACCTCATAGTCTTCAATAAACCCATGAAAGAATTTAAACTCGGTCATAATATTATTGCGTTAATTTCTAAGTTTCTGTAGGGGTCATCGTTGGTAAAATGATATATGGAGTTACAATTGTGTCTAAAGAATGTTTCACCGTAAAATTCTATTCTATAAATTAATATTTTAGCATTTCCATATTGCATTAAAAAATTAGGTAGGCTACCATGATATCCCCTGACACTTGTAAGTTCGCCCTCAATGTAATGTCCTTCACCAACAACTGTAGTTTCTATCCATGTGAATTCATATTGGTCACCCGAATATGGAAACACTCCACCCACATGAACTCTTTGCACGGGGTCACCATAATCATTATAGATTAAGTTTCTATATTGGACACCGCAAATGTTTCTCATAGATGCCGTATTAAAACTATCCTCGCCATCATTCTTACTGAAAAACTTAAAATTACTAATCATACTACAATTGCAATTATTCTAAAGTTATTACTCCAATCGTAAATGCCCATTTGACCAAATGTTGTCCCTTCGGGTATATGTGTTATCTCACCATTAGCGTACATTGTCATATCAAAAATATAAAACAATCTACTATCCATTATAACATTACCAATGAATCCACTAAAGGTACCATAATAGTTTCTGGCGGTATGTGTGATGTCAATTATTGCACCGGTGTTATAATCAAAATCTGAAATTGCAATTCTTGGCTCATCAATCCATGTCCATCTATCATTAAGTGGGAGTTCACCTCTATTGTCAGGTAAAAACACCAGTTCTTTTGACTGACCCTTAAAGAATTTAAACTCCCTCATTGATAACAAAATATAAAGAAAAATTATTAGAATAACAATTCCTCTAATTTAATTTTTAAACCGGTTTCTTTCTTAAACGCTTCATTCTCCCACGGTCTATTTTTATACTCAATATTATCTACATTATATACCTCACCATCAAACATCATAAAACGGTCTTCCATTCTTATTAGTCTACCTGATGTATATTGTTGTAAATGTATTAGCTCATGTGACAATATGGTTAATGATTCTTGTCTATCCAAATCGCCAATGTAAATAATATATTGATTTCGTTCACCAATAATGTAAGCTCTGAGTTCGGTATCGGCACCTAATGCGCTTTTAAGTGATGGGTCCATCGTCCTAATCATTACGTACTCACCCTTTAAACCAAGAACATCCAAACCCCGTGACACTAACGTATCAAGATAGGATTTGGATGTATTATTGCGAATAATGTTATTACGAGATAACGTAACCTTTTTAAATGTTTGTTGTTTTTGGTTTGACAATAAGTAAATTGCAAATCCAATTAATAAAACAACTATAATGCCTATTACTATATTTTTTCCTTTCATAGTAATAAATATCAAGAAAAACTATCACCCTCTAAATTCTATGTTATTATATAGTTTAGTAATATCTTGACACTTCTCATATTCTTCGTCATCTTCATAGTGCTTAACCACGTAAACAATATTTTCAATGTCAATCTCTCTAAGATTTTCGAACGTACTTTTTGTATAATACTCATATAAATCAATCATGAGTGTATCGTAATATGTTGAATCAATTATCTTTGGAAATGATGAGATAAACGAGTCAATGCCCAATTTAAGAACAACACCAATTAGTTTTCTTTTACCTCTTTGATTAATTGCGGGTTTATCATTATCTTCGTGAATACCTCTTAAGAATTGTTTTATTCTTTTTTCTTTGTCGTTGTCTAAATTTTCTGGTTTGAAGTCTTCCTCTTCATCGTCATCGAATATGCTCATAATTTGATTTTTTAATTATTACAAATATAAAAAAAATGTGGGTAAAACGCAAACAGTTTAGATGTTTTGTTCGTACATTTTGAGAACACGATTGTGTCCATCAATAGCTTCGTCGTATGTTTTATACAATTCGCTATAATCGACGCCTAATTGATTGGTTACTTTTGTGTTGAATAACAACGGCTTACCGTCGTGTTTTTGTGTACCGTAAAAAAGAAATGTGGTGGTAATTGCTGTACCATCGTTCAACCTATCCTCTTGGATGTTTTTCATTTTATCCATGTTTAATACAACTTGGTCTAATGTAGTTTGATACGGTGTCTTGTCCTTGTCGAGTATATAGTACATATTATTAATAAAAAAGTTAAAAGATTAAACAAAAACCCTGTAATTGGATTAATGTTATTTTTTCATAATGAATTTGGTAAATAATTTACCTTCGCCCATATCAGCTTCTTTTGATACTGTGTTATCTTTAGATTCACGTGGTTTATACTCACCATAGTAACGATTATAAATTGCTAACAATTCATTATATGAATTCTTATTGTTTAAATTTTCTTCGTTTAAATTCTTATTGCCTTTCATAATATATAAATATCAAGTTATTCGTCTTTTTTATTTGCCATAATATAAAACATTAATCCGAAGATAAATGTAAATAGATATCGGTACCATTCAATTTCTTTATCAAACATAATCTCTTCGGTTGCATATGCAGCTAGATTAAAAACCGATAAAATAAATAGTGACCACGAAAGCCACTTAGGATATCGTTTGATTGGCATAATTATATTCCGAAGTGGTCGTCGGGTTTAATTGATGTATCGTATTTTTGTTCGTAATAGGTATCGAAGTTCCCATTAGCACCTGACATGATACCGTGAACAAATGCCTGTTTTAATTGTTGTTTAAAATGTCTTTGAAGACATAACTTTTGTTCATCGGTTAGAATACCACCGATTTCCTCAAGAATCAATTCAATTTTCTTTGGCGACTTGCTCATGTTACATTAGTTTATATATAATCTATTATAATTATAAAGCGCAATCGGATTCTCTTTTGCTATGATACCATATTCGTTCCGAACATTCTCATAGATGTTTTCCTTTTCATCGTTGATATACTTTGAGATGATGTTAACAAATCCATAGTTAGACTCATCAACGGTCTCTTGGTCCATACCGGGTAATCCACAATAGGTTGCTTCACCAACTTCTGAGATGAACATACCAGAATAGAACCCCTTAAGGTTATAGTAGTCAACAAATCTGTCGGCGTTACACCAAATAAAAACTGAATTGTCTTTTTGTTCTAACAATTCCACGGTTGAATGGTCGATAACGTAACCTGAAAATGTGTTTACATCTCTAAATTGACCAACAGCAAATAGACCTTGTGGTGAGCCGTGACCCATCATCATTACTCTATCATGTGATTCAATAAGTTCTCTTACTTCTTGCTTTGTTCCTGATTGAATAAGTGTTAATTCATCAGTGGGAATGTTCTTGTACACTATATCCAAAAACGTAGTAGATGGGTCTATTGGGTGAATGACTAATGTCTTCATGATATTACTTTAAAATGTGTAAATTAAATTAAAAATTACCAAACAAGTACTGATATACTACTTGTGGTATTGTGGTGCAAGCATATGGTATATTACCTCTATGACATTCAAGGCCATCATCGAGACCTTTTATATATCCCCTCATGTACTTTGGTGCCTTTAGTAAACTACTTACAATAAATTGTTTGTCATATAACTTTTCGGGGTCATAATTCTCATTCACCAATTGTTTGTAAGTAGTTGTAAGTTTCATACTAATAAATACACTGAATATTATAAATCTCTAGGTTCTTCAAAAACCGTAGTTTCTGAAATACCACCCATGTCATAACTTGGGGACTCTTGTACGGGTACAGGTTCCATCAACAGAGATAGTTCATCTTCATCTCTACGAAGTGCATTCTGAATACGTCTTGATAAACGGCTTTCTTTCATCTTAGGTTTGGTATCCATACTAAATTCACGAACAATATGATTGATAGAATCCATAGACATCCATTTGCGCAGACTCTTGTTCTCTCTTTCTAATTGCTCGGGACTTAATAATCTACGATTGGAAACTGCTTCAGGGTTTTTAGATACATCACGAATGATACGTAACATTGAATCGCTTAACTCTGAGTCCATTGATTCAATTTTAGTGTCCTTTTGATTCCAAAATGAGAACTCGGGGTCACTTGATTTCAATGAATAGAACGATGCAACCTTATAACCGGTTTTCTTGTTCATACAATAAATTAATATACCTCTCTCAGAATATTTTAGGAAATACTCGGGATTAGATTCTGAAGTGGTACACCATTTGGTATTTGCGCCGTACTTCTTTGATGCCAAGAATGTCATTGGACGAACAAGTAACCACTCATCATCTTCATGAACACGAACAACCTCATTCTCCAATTCCTTCATCTCAACTTTAATCTCTGCGATGTTGACTTGTGTTATAATATCCTCAAATGATTTATAAGTTGATAAGTCGTTTTGTTCAACAAGATTTCTCTCATTGTAATCGCAGAACTTTTTAAAATTATGCAAGTCATCAGTGTTAAAGTATGTTTCTGTGAACTTGTACATCAATAACAGTTGAATTGGATTGAATTTCTTCAAATCTTCTTTATCAATGAAATCAAAAGTTGTTGTCATATGAGAAATAATCTCATCTCCATGTTCCTTTAGATTAGGTGTACCATTCATTACACGAAGTAACATATCAACATACTTGCTTTTACCTTTAGGTACAAACAATTCAATAGCTTCAACTACATTGAAACAATTGTCGGGATTGGTTTTTAGGTCTCTAATTTTTGACATCTTAATTGAAAGTTATAATTTTTTGCTCTGGTAATTCAATCTCCAATCCATCCTTATAAGATGTTTTGGCGGTTATACTATCACACTCGTAATAGTCAATTGTACCGTGACCAGTCTCGTAATATACTTTAATTGGATAATGATGTCCAACTCTAATATGTTTATGGAACGTCTGTGGTAAAAATAAATATACAAACAAACCACCAACAATGATAGCCATGTTTATAATAACCAAAGTTAAAGCTAATTTCTTTTCCATACTAATTTATTTTAACATTAATTATTTGTGTTTGACGAATTGTTTGTTCAATTAATCTAACCTCATCAATCAATTGCATGGCCAAGTCTTTATTATGTAATGGTTGATTTGATACATCTATCCATTGTTTTTGTATAAATCCCGGTACCTTTTTCCATGTCTGTGGAAAGTAAACAGTATCGGTACCAACAACTTTAATTTGTAACCTGTACTTTGGTTTTGCTTCAGCTACTGAACAAACCAACAATAGTAATAGTAATTTTTTCATATTTTATTATACGTTTTATTTATTTTATAACCAATGTTGTATGGATTAAGATTAATGGTTACTGTTATTGTACTTAACCCGTCTTCTTTGACATTTTCATATAAGTCAGCAACCGCCTTTAATACGGTATTTTTTCTTGACTTTTCAAGGGCTTCCAAATATTGTTTCTCTTTATCTTCCATTTTATTTAATATTTTCCTCGTAGCGACTTTCGTGTTTACTACTACCACTCGTCTGTGTTGTTATGGTTTCACCTCCACTTGTAAAATAATGGTAGTTTAATCCATCCGAAAAACGATAAACCTTTATACCGTCTTTTTCAAAAAGATATGTTACGGAATAATCATCGTTATTTGTTTTTGTTTTTTCAATACCGTCGCCATAGCAGGAGACTAATAAGATTGAAATTAAAAGTAACCCAATTGTCTTTTTCATTCTACTAAGTTATCTAAATTTAAGTTATACTCATCTAATATCTCAAAAAATTCTTTTTGTATACTCTGAATTGCTTTGTACTCATCATCCGGCATATCGTCCGGTACATGTTTCAACTTGCGCCATAGACTATTTTTAAAACTCCACATTGCTAATGCCATATCGGTTGATTGCATAAACCTCCTATGGGTCATAATATCATCGGGGTCATTTAAATCAAATATTATTTTTACCTTTGCCATATTATAAATCGTTATTGTTTTTAAATGGTTTCTCGTACTTTGGTTTAATCATACTCCAAATTATGTTATCATATGGTTGTTTATCCCACATCTTAAACATAACAGCCGCAAGTTCTTTTGGGAACTGTTTAACATATTCAGCAAACTCTTTTTTAGTTGGTTCGGGGTCAATATCATTATACTTACCATAACGAAAATAGTCGTGCATTTTACCTGCTCTCTCATCAATGTGGTGGAAACTATATCTTAAATTCATAATAATCGCTTTCACCCATTTATCAAACTCGTCAGGTACTCTCTCCAAGAATGGTTCCAACGGTTCGTTATTTCTTAACAGTTCCCATATATCTTTGGTTGAGAAGTTAGTTAATATTTTATGTAGGCGAACATACTCAGTACCTTTAATCTTCATTCTCATACCGCCTGAAAATCTAATAACATAACCTTCGTTATCCTTTGATATCTCTCGTTTAAGAGTCTCCCAATCTTCACCCCAAGTTTTATATGTGGTTACAACATCCCATCCATCTTCTACCATAAAATATAAAGCACTGTTTGGAATTTCTTCACCACTTTCAGTATCTATAACGGCAAGTAAAACTAATTTTTCATCATTACCATAATCTACAACAATACGATTTTCAGGATAAATAATCTCAAACAAATACGTTCTTGTTTTTCTTAAAGAACTCACATTGTATTTTGTATCAAGTATCTGTTTTGCTTTTATTGCTTGTTCGGATTGGAATGAACCACGAGTTGCCATATGCCATTCACCTTTTATTCTTGGTGTTGGTTCATAATACGGGTCATCAAAATCAGGTAGATTGTTTGGGTCAAAGAACCTTTCCATACCGGTTTGAAAATTGTTATTAAACCATATATTATATCGTCTTTCATCACTCAATTCTTCTTCGTAATAAAATAATATACCTAACGACCCATCCATCTTTTCGTACACCTCAAAGTTTTCATTTGGGATATCTCCTTGTTTAAGTTCTTCGTAATTAAAGAACTTTGGAAATGGTTTGGCAATGACATTACCTTTGTTATCCAACACTAACCCTCTACAATTCAAGGTGATATCATCCCATTTACCATCATACTGACACTCTCTTGAGTAGTTGTATATGGACAATGGAAGTGTTGGGTGCACCTGTTTAATGATGAGTCCCTCATCAATATATTTGCTCAATATGTTTAAGTCATATTTCATATGTCAAATATATTATTTTTAATTTAAATAAAAAAATAAACAACTATAATTTTACAGAAAATCTGTTTCGCATATTACCCAATGTTGCATCAGGTACATTATGTACGTTTACACCACCGTGTCTGTTCTCCACAATAATTGTGTGAACTCTATATTCATATTGTTTTGCAAGTTCAATATATGATTCCATTTCCCAATCTTGAGTAAATGTATTTGAAATTGCTATCTTTGGTTTCTCCTTTTGCATATAGGATTCACATTGGTCTTTACACCATTGGTGCGCTTCTTTTAGTTTAGAAGCATCGAATTTGTATTCACCATCTTGGTTAAAATACATATCGGCCTCCAATGTTAAGGCCGAAAATAATTGAGAAAGGGTAGTTTTTCCACTACCCGGTAATCCCCTCACTAAAATAAGTTCTTTCATTATTTAATTTTTATTAGGTAACCAACCCCAACGATAGGTTTTGGTTCCATATAACCTTCGCGAATTGTACCACCAATTGACAATTGAAGCATATTATCACCCAATCCTTTTCTTAATAAACTTAAATTAATTGACTGAAGTGGTTGACTCAATGGGTCAGAAACTCTTGTGGTTATACTTGGTCCCATAAACCATTGTACAGTCTTTGGTCTATATACCTCAACAATTCTTTCTTTAACTTGTGGTTTAACATCCGCACTAAAAGTTCTACCAATAATCTGATTATTAGACACTTTTTCTTCAACAACCACAACACCTTGATTCTTCTCTAATGTATATGTTCCTTTTTGTGTTGATACTTTAGCAAACTCATTACCCATATTATTAATGATTGAGTTTAATGAATCAACCTTGCGGTTATCAACAACTAGCTTCTCAACTTGTAGCGTGTCTACCAATTTCACCACTTTCACTTTTTGTTTTGATTTAACGGGTACATATTTTACTTGTGTAACTTCAACCTTGGTAACTAACGGGTATGATTTACTTGAAACCAATTGTCCATTTTTCCAACGTTTAACTGTTATAAACTTAGGGGCTTGTGAATATGACACAAATGTCAATATCACCAAACATAAAGTTATTAAATTTTTCATTCTTTTTTCTTTTTAAAAGCATTCATTATTTCCATGGTGGTTACCACCAATATAATTAAGATTAATGGTATCCACAATGGTCCGAATACAAAATACCAAGATATGTCTATTTGCCATTCTAACTTAATTATTACTAATATAATAAAAGTAAAGAATAAAAGAAAGCCTATTCCTTCTAATCCATCATTTTCTTCTGATAATTTTTTTCTATTTTCCATATTATATACTTAAATCTTTTAGTTGTAAAATTGTGTCCTCAGTATTCTTATGTAAAATACCAATACCACCCGCGCCAACCCAATCAGCAATGTTATCTACCCTATCATCAATTAAGATTGATGTTGGTGAAGCAAAGTCTTTCTTGTGTTTAGCACTACGAAGTATTAGGTGTACGCCTGGTAATTCCCTATTAACCCAATCGTTTTTGGCAACTCTTGATTCGGGTTGTCTTGATGGTGCGGATAGTAATTTGGGTTCATACTTTTCAATATAAGACCATAACTCTTCACCGTCGGACATCCATTTCAAATTAATCCAAAAGTCGTAACCCGCCTTATTTATGGGGTCCCAAAAGCGTTCATCTGTTCTATGTACACCATCCAATTTGTTGCCGGTAAGTTTAAAGTATCCATCGTTAAAATCAACGAGTACACCATCCATGTCACAGTATATTTTGTAATCTGTCATAATAAAAAATAAAGCAGGTAATGCGATAAAGGGTGATGGGTAATAGTGTGGTAAATTTTCTTAATTAATAAAATTAAAGATAAAACAATCTTTTTCATTTGAGCAAATATAATACTTTTTTTTTAATTCACAAAAAAACTCTCAGCGTGTGAGAGTTTTTATTATTTTTTATTCGGCAGCCATCGGTAGATTATCGTCGGCCACACTTTTGTTTGGATTATCCTTGGCTAATATCTTACCAGTTTCAGCATCTAATATGTAGTAGTTACCTTCATTATCTTTACCGGCATATACTTTTTTCATTCCAATGCTTTTATTGTCACCTAACATTAGGTACTCATCTAATTCACCTTCGTTTTCATTGATGACATTATTAACAATTTTTTCAATGTCTTTTTGATTTAATTTTACAACTTTCTTCATTTCTTTTTATATATAAATACTTCTTTATTGAATTTATTTTTTATCATTATAATAAATATTACCACCTTGGTAATCCCACCAACCTGTAACTATATATTTTTTTTCGGTGCTTGAAATAATACCACGATGAGTGTGTGTCCAAAATGCGGGCCATATTACTAATTTACCCGAAACCGCCTCTTCTTTATGGTTTTGATAAAGGAATTCGGTGCCACCGTTATCTACATCGTTTAGATAAATCATGAAAACTAAATTTCTATTAATAATTGATATGTCCCCATTATTTTCACAATGCCAATTATAAAAACCTTCACCCGGTTCATACTTTTGTATATTAAAAAAATTGATGCTGAATGGTTTCATAATTTCCAACATATCATATTTTTTAACATATTCAACCACACCGTCTTTTAATGCGCCCATTAATGGAACAAAAATCTCACCCCATTCACCCCACTTATTAGTATTGTGTAAAATACGTGGGTCAAAATAAATGTCTGTTGATTTTTTTGAATTACGATTGTCCGATGGTGTTTTTAAATCGGATTGCTCAAACAATTCAATAATTCTTTGACAGACATTTAAGTCTAAAGAATTCTCTTTTGTGTAAATAAAATTATCTTCCATCTTGTCCTAAAAATCTTTGCTCGTGATGGTCAAACAACATATCCGATACAGTATCTCGTTTATTCATCAACGGCACAATCTCTTCAATTATATTGTAAGGTCTGAACTCGGGGTGACCATCAACACCAACATCCATCTTCTTACCTCTGCCAAACTTCTTATTGTTTGGTAAATGAACATGTCCGTGTAGATGAATAACACCGTCATTTAATCCGTACCAAGATGAAATTGGGTAGTGACATAATGTAAACATTTGGGTAATGTTCTCTTTGTTTCTATTGGTGTACTTTAATTCAAATTGGGTTAATGAATCCACGGTAATAAAGTGTCGTTGTGAATCATCACGATTCCTATCGATATGATGGTCGTGATTACCTAATACCAAATGAATATTCTTACAATAGATTCTATCTCTAAACGCTTCAATACTTTCAAACCCACCGAATGACCAATCACCTAAGTGAATAAGAATATCGTCTTGACCAACATTATTATTAATGTTATTAATCAATGTTCTATTCATATCCTCAAGTAACTCAAATGGGCGCGTACTATCAATAGGTACTTGACCATCTAATGTTCTCCAATTGGTTACACCTCTACAAATATTCTTATGATTGTAGTGGGTGTCGGATGTTATCCAAATATTTTGATTAGCCTCTAATTTAATCTTTAACATTACTTTGAATAGTCGTTGTGATTTATTTCTTTTACTTCCGGTCTAATATACTTCTTAATGTATGAACCGTGAACTTCGATTGTATCTTTAGCATTTATACTATAGAATTTTACACCATTATTAATTTCAATAACATTCTTTGTGTAAAATACATTCTCACCAACCTTAATAATATAATATGGTGGTGTGACCGTATCGTCACATGAATATAAAGCTAATACCAATAAAAATAATAACTTCTTCATATTAACAAAAATCGTTTGAACTTGAAACCCTTAAACCATCAATGATTTTATCATCATAACTATCTGTGTGTAGGAATGTACCATAACCTTTATCCCATTGCTTCATACGATATTCTTTATCATATATTGCACCATCAGGTTCTCCCCATTCAAGAGCCATTGTAATGAATTCTTCCGGTGTTAGTTCTTCACCATATTCATTAATCACTCTACCCGAACGAATGTATGATAACAACTCCTCCTTATTGGTATAGTATTTGTTATCGTTGAAGTTCCAACAAAATTTCCACCCCATGCTTCTTTTACCTAAGTGGACAACAGTCCCTTTGATAAATGTATCCCATGGGTTTTCACCGTTCCACATGTCATCAATGGCAACACGAAATCCACTCTCAATTGACAATGGAGACAAATCCATATTCAAAATGTCAATCTGTAGCTTGTTGTGCTTAACTTTTATTTCATCCTCAGTAGGGATTCTGTAGTAATTTGTACCCATTGGTTTTTATTTAATGAGCAAATATAAGTAAATTATTTTATGATGCAAAAAAAACCCCCACATTTCTGTGAGGATTTCTAAACAAATTTAATTTGTGTTATTGTTTAAGTTCGTTAATAATTTTACTAACTATTGAATCAATTGTTTCGTTTAATTGTAAAGTTGTATCTGCTTTACCAACACCCGCGAATCTGCGACGTAATTCTCTTCTTGGTTCAATAGACTCAATTTTTGATACCATGTCTGTAAGTGCTTCTTTAAAAGCATCCATAATTGCTTCGTTTGTGGCGATTGAACCATTTGGTCCCAACATTTCTTGTAACGCACCGGTTGATGCTGTCGAAGTAAAATACACGTTTTCATCATCCTCAATTAAACCTCCTGATATTCTTGTTTCTTCTTTAAGTTTTTGACCGTATTTTGTTTTAAATTCTAATGTCCAAGTAAAACCATTACCCTCATTTACTTGTCCTCTGAATGTAAATACGGATGCTATCATCGCATCTACATCATTAGGGTCATAACCACCTTTTTTTAATTGATAGATTGGCGTTAATGGATTCTCTTTATATGCTTGGTTTTTAATTTCTGATGGTCTTGTTATTGACCAGTTTAAACCAGGGTTATCTTGACGAACGGCATGTGTTGCTACGGGTACGTATGTTGGTGTTTGACCTCTATACATAGCCTTTGCATTATCAATATACTGCTCTATTGGATAACCATATACACTTTGAGTTGACCAAACAATTTGATTATTACTAATTGTTGTATATTGATTTATATTTTCTTTTTGGTCTTTATATTTGTGATATGGTGCAACAATTTCGGGTAAACCCGCAGCATTTAAACGTTCTTTGGTAATAAAAGCAAATTGTCTAATTAGTGGATTAATCTCCTCTAATATTTTTTGTTGTTCAGTAGATTCTCTTGGTTCACCATCGGGTGCCGGAAATTGTTGATTAGCAATTTTTTCTCTACGTGCCATCTGTATATCACCAGGTTGTTTTCTACCTAAACCAAGCCAATCTGCACCAATTTTTTTCTTTACATCGATAAAAGATAATCTATTTGGTGGCGTTGTTGCCCATTTGTGAAAATCAGGATTGTCTTCTTTTAATTGTTCTTCAGTTAATAATTGAATTTGATGTCCTTCTACTTGAACAACAACTATTAATCCACCCACATTATCGGGGTCATCAACAACTATCATATCAGGTTTAGGTGCATTATTGTCTCTATCTAAAATTGCTCTTGCCGCTCTTCTATCAAACCAATCCGGTGATTCTTTTGCACCTTTGGGGCGTTTTGGATATTCACGAGGTAATCCTCTTGCTTCTCTTGCGTCGGGCTGCGATTCTTTTTCCCAAGCACCATATTCATCACGAGGTATGTAACTTGCGCCACCTGCACCCCTTCCTTCAAATTCGGCTTCGTTAATTTGTTGTAACAATTGTTTTTTAGATATTTCTTTCATTTTAAAATGTTTTTCAGTCTATTAGTAATATATAAATACTTATCAATCTAAATTAAGCCATTGACGAAGTATCTTTTTGCGCCAAAGCATTTGTTACACTTGCAACCTTGGGTGCTCCTTGTGAAATCAATGAGTTACCCGAACCTGCTCTAACTTGATTAATCAAGTCATTCAACGATTTAGGGTCAGTATTTCCCGATGCTACGGACTTATTTAGTGGTTTTGAAAATCTTTCAAACCATCCCGGTCCATTCCAAGTTGCATAAATAAAATTAAATGTCAACGGTGCATAATTGTTAACAATTGCGGCAGCTTCAGATGACATATATGATTTCATAAATTGTGCATATAATGGTTTAATGTAGTTACCCGCAAGCACTCTTAGTTTAGAACCTACCTCACGATTATCCTTCGCCATATAATTCCACTTCCAATTACTACGGGCATTTAATGAATCAATATACGCCCAAAACTCTCTACCTTCTGCCGTTGATTCATTCTTCCCTGCTCTTCTATCAAGACCAAACATTGTTTCACCAGAAGCACCATATCTTGAATCTTTAACTCTACCGTCATTTAACATGTCAGGATGATAATATCCACCTTCCAATTTATCGATAACCAAGTTAACCATACCTTGCCAATCTTTAACATCGACATTGATGTTACTTGCATTTAATTTAACCGTATCAATTAATTTTTTTAATTCATCGGATGTGACGCCTCTTTCTTTAATTTTGGTAAAAAGAGCCCTTAACATTGATGGACTTGCAAATACTTTAACAGCACTCGCGGAACCCGGCGCAGCAACATTACCACCATATTGTAAGTGAAAGTGTCCACCTGTTGATGCGCTTGAGGGGTGGTCGTATTCGTTTATGTATTTGAATTTAGCATCTTTAGTTTTATAAAGATTTAATATGTTTTCAAAAGCACTCTTAGTTTCTCTGTTAGCAGGTTGTAATGTTAAATCAACCGCATTTCCATACTTATGTTGGCTATTATAACTTAAACCTTTGTGAAACTTATCGTTGCCTGATGTTATTGTCACACCAACATTTGGGTTTGTGGTTTTAAAATCTTTTAAGATTTCACCAACGGTGCCACTAATGTCATCACTTATATTTCCACCAGAATCTAACTGTCCCGATTTTTCTTTATAGCCTAATGATTTGATGTCGCTTCGTAATTGAGCCGAACTTTCATTTAATACATTACTATCTTTTTTAAACGCTTCAACCGCACGAGCGGTCTCGGGTCCAAATCTACCGTCAACACCAAACTTAGGTAATTCATAACCTAATAATTGCAAAGCCATTTGCATGGTCTCCACATCTTTTTGATATGTAATTAGATTACCTTCTTGTTGAGTTAGACCGTCCGTTTTAGATAAATCTTCAAGTGTTTTAAAGAAGTCTTCAACATCATTTGTAACCAAATCTGCTTTTTTTGAATCGTCAACCTTTTTGAAACCTATTTTTTCTTTTAACTTGTCCCAAAACTGTTCATTAACCGGCCCTTTCTTATAATTAAGACGATGAATTCTTTCCAAATCTTCTTGTAATATCCTTTTCATATTAATATAAATATCTTTAATCTTTAAAACGGAACTTCGTAATTAAACAAGTGTTCATTTAGTGTTGGTACCATTGGTGGCTTGGGTACCTCGATACCATTAATCTTAACCTGTGACCTCTTTTTCTCAACACAATTAAGTAATCCAAGTCTTGCATGCTTCTTAGTTTTCACTTTGAGTTGGTCGATTGCCAACATCATATCCTCCGGTGGTTGCTGATTACAAAAGTGTCTCGCCTGTATCATTAGTCCTGTTTGCGTTGTAAACTCACAGGTAACTCTATCGCTACCATCTTTGGTACGAACGGATACGATTATAGACTTATCTTTATCGGAATATGTTGCCACACAATGGTGCATGAATGTACCTTCCTCTGAATAATCATCCTCACGTTTTAAAATGTAGGGGTAGAATGTTTCGGTAACCAATTCTTCATCAACTTTAAATTCAATTGTCAATGGTTTTTCAACATCCTCAATCATCTTTGGATTGAAGACATACTCAGTTACCCAACCTTTACGAATCATGGAGATGATGTTTGTAAATTCACGATGCTCTTCTTTAAAATCTTTCCAAGTTTTAGCTTTCATACAAATGTCAGCATCATATGGTCGTATTTTTTCCATCATAATAACGTGGTCATCAATCAAGGATACATAATTACCATCTTTCTTTTCGTATTCATCCGCATTTTTGACAAAATCATTCAAGATGAAACATAATGTTTCTTTATCTTTACCATTCAATGGTTTTATCTTTTCTCTCATTTGAGCATAATGTATTCCAATATATGGTGACGTACCGCTTTTTGGTATCTCAAACAAACTATAATTAATATTGTTGATGAATTTTGGGTACTCATCACCTAACAAATTACATATCCAATATAATGAACCTAAGTCAATTTCAACGTTATCGTGTAACATCTTAATCGTAATCTTAGACTTAATACCAATAGCATCTAATACGGATGCAACCAGTTTTCGCTCATTCTTCTTCAAAAACTTTTCAGTAGGGTAGTGTGTGGTTAATAACCCAAGGTAATTGTTTGGAACCTTTATTTTTTTAAGCTCAACAAACTTAACAATAATCGAGTTATATAATGTACCACCTTTTAGATTAAGTATTCTTACCACTTCGCTTGTATAAGAACTGTTTTCATCACTATTAAAAATTGTACGACTGTGTGTTATGTATTCACTTGACATAATCTGATTAAGTACAACCTCCAATGATTGAAATGAATTGGTTCTAAATTGCTTACCGGTGTTTCTTCCTCTCTTACAGGTAATAACCGTTGTAAAATTACCTGTCTGTAAATTAACCGTTACCGAATAGATGTATGTTATTTTCCTAAAGTAAATTGAGTTAATGTTTCTTGTTTTTACCTGATGATATTTCTTTATTGTAATTTTATCATCCTTACGAGTAATGCTACGTTCGTATGTGTTAATTTCTATGTGTGAATAGGGATTACCATAGTGTGCCTTAATGTGTCGGTCTTTATCTGTATAGAACGGTTTATTACTTGATGTGCGAGAATATAAGGACACATTTTCGTCCACAGATTCGCTGTTATAATAATACCTAAGGCGTCTTTTACCTTTTTGTAATTTTGCGGGTAATGTAACAACATTTTGATTTATTATCTGTGTAACGTTATTCCATGGGTCCTTAGCATTATATTCAATCATTCCATCTATAGGACTGTAATCCTTCATTGGTGTGATGGCCGCTAAATTGTGTCTTTGAGAGAATAAAATTTCCATACGATTTATGTTTTTGATGTTGCAATATATGTGAAAAATTTTACAATACAATATATTTAATAGTATAAAATTTTTAAAAATGGCAAAAGCAAAAATTAAAGGAGGTGGCGCCGGTGGTGTTAAAATCTCATTTGGTAAAAGAAAGAAAGGTAAATTAAAAAAATCTTACGGACCAAAATCAGAAAAGCCTAAAAAGTACAGAGGACAAGGAAGATAGTTAAATCTTAATTGTTAGTTTGGTTTAATTTGTATAAAAATTCCTGCCAATCCACAGGAGATATCATAACTATTTTGTCGATTATCGTTTAGCCAACCACATTTATTAAAATTATAAAGGATTATTTCTTTATTCTCAAATACTGCGTGTATTGAATTTGTGTAATAATCGATATGAAGGTTATGAACGTAAGCCAATTTCCATGGCTCTAAATCTATTTCTTTTGGTAAGATTGTAATTAACATGGGCTCCTAAAATAATAAATATTATTTACCTTGCTTCTTAATAATTTCGTGAACTAAATTGGACCCTCTTTTTTTTAGTTGTATATCAATATAGTTTAGTTTTCGCCATTTGGCATTTTCTTTTTCTTGTCTTTGTTTACCGCCCAACCAATAATACTCAATAAGCATACCAAATATTCCGGGTGGTTTCGGTGCATAGAAACCAATAAAAATTGTAACAGCTAAAATAATCAGTCCTATCATAATGTTTTCAATTTTTTAATTATTTTATCTTTTACACTCGATTTTTTAATACCTTCCGAATCTGTTGTAACAAAAACTCTTGTAACATCATCAGGGAAAAATTGTTTCATGTTTAAGTCATCAACAATAACCCAATTATCTACATTGTGTTTCTTGATATATGAATCAATCTCACCGGCTCTCCATCTCTCTAATTGAATACCTCCATATGGAAAATGTTCTGTAACATCTATCGGCGATTTAATAATATTGTTTGCTTTAAAAATCTTATCAAGTTGTTCCAAATCCCAACGGATTCTCCAGTCTGAACTTAATACAATATCAGCGTCAGTCTTCTCCAATATTTCGTTGAATACTTTAACACACTTGTCATCATATGGGTATGGTACACCTAAGTCGGAAGCCCACTCATAGTTATGATGAAAATTTGTACGATTCATCATATACTGTTTGTGTGTAGCTAACACACCGTCGATGTCAAGAAATATTATTGCCTTACCCATATTAATTTGATAACGGTGCTTTAATTTTTGGGTGTGATTCGTAACCTATTAGTTCAAAGCAATCCGGTCTATAGGATAGTATTATATCTCTAAATGTTTTTGGTGCCAAATTTTCTTTTACTTTTTCGTGCTGATACCAATTACGTTCTGTAATTTGTACCTTCGGTAATGAATATGGTTCTCTACTGATTTGTTCTTTAGCTTGTTCAATGTGGTTTTTATATAAATGCACATCTCCCAAATTGCCAATCAAATCTTCAGGCATCATATCAACTTCCTTCGCAATGATTTCAAGTAACAATCCATAAGATGCGATGTTAAACGGCAATCCCAAAAATGTATCTACGCTTCTTTGATTCCACATTAATGATATTGCTCGTCTCGGTACTGGATATAATTCATCTATTTCCTCGTGGTCAACTTTATAAAAATCAAAAGGTTCAAATAGTTCTTTATATGTTTTATATCCTAAATCCAATCGTTCTGCTATACTCAATTCTCTTGTATAAACTTGAAATCCGTAATGACAAGGAGGTAAAACCATTTGGTCTAACTCCGCCACATTCCAAGCATTTACCATCAATCTTCTACTATCTGGATTTGTTTTTAGGGAATGAACTAATTGTAGGATTTGGTCATACCATAATGAACCTTTCTCATTACCATTCATATCCATCCAACCTTGCCATTGTCTCCATTGCTTACCATAGATTGGTCCTAAATCTCCCCATTGTTTTGCAAACTCATTATCGGTTTTGATGTACTTAATAAAGTTATCTTTTGAATATGTAAGTAGATTTAATTCATTTTGTTTTGATACATAATTCTTATACGCATCACCATCCCAAATGTGGCAATCGTAATCCAATAGGAATTTGATGTTAGTATCACCTCTTAAAAACCATAGGAGTTCTGTCACAATGGAATTCCAATGCATCTTTTTTGTAGTAAGTAATGGAAAACCTTCTGACATCTTATGACGAATCTGTCTACCGAATACAGATATAGTACCAGTACCGGTTCTATCATCTTTTTCAACTCCGTTATCTAAAATGTCCTGTAATAATTCTTGGTACCTACTATCGATTGTATTCATCTTTAATATTTAATCTTTTTTTGTTTTCTCTTTCATCTTGATGGCTATAGTATTCCTTATGTGAAAGAATTCTATGAAATTCTTTATATGCTTCAGGTTGATAATTTTTAAGGTGGTCAATACCATAATTAAGTTCAAAAATTATTTGTTCATAACGCGTTTCTCTACTATCCCAACCATCTTCCAACGTAGTGATGTCAATTTGTAATGATTGAATTACGTTCCTCAATGAATCTTCTTTACAAACATGTGTACCATTTTCAATAGGTACACTACGTTGGATGAAGTCATTAGTTAGACCCCACGATAATAAAATTGCAATTGCAATTAAAAGTACCATTAATAAATTGTTTCTATTTTCCATAATATGGGTTTTTTTGTGATTGAATTCCTGCTGTTATTTTTAACCATTGAAAGTATAAACCCCAACTTTGTGATGTTTTTTTACCATCCCAAAATTGATTTGGGTTATTGAAAAATACTATGGTTGGAATTATAAACCATTCCTTTCTACCCCATCTAATAAAGTAGTCAGTATATCTTTTAGGCTCTTTATTCGTCATAATTTCCACTTGTTCTTCTCATTAATCTATCAACTTCATCCTCTTTCTCTTTTAATTCAATGATTCTCATGTAATAATTTTTCTTATCTCTATTTGAGTCCGCGTTAACATTTTTATCAAACCATTTACTAAACCATGTCCCTTTATATACTAAAACCTGACATCTTTCATCAAACTCATCCGCATCATCTTTTTTCAGTAATCCCTCTTCAATTAATTTTGATAAGATTAATTCTTTTACTTTTTGGTAGTTAGACATGTCTTGTTCTAACTCTAACAATTGTTGGTCCATCTTATTTCTTTTTAAAGTAATCTAAAACAATATTAAATGACCCGAGACCAATGGCTCCGAATCCAAAATACTTATCAAGTTGTGGGTCGCCGCCACTACCGTACTTTTCAATTAGAATCCCCGTGATTATCAACATCACGTAGATTATTTGTTTCAATGTTATCTTCATTTTCTTTTAATTTATTGATACATTTATAAAGACAAAAAGTTTCACCCATTGAATATAAACCATTACTTAACGCATAATTTATACCAACTTCAATTATCTTTAATGCGGATTCTTTATCCAATGATTCGACAAAATTATCAAAATCTTTTTGTGTATCAAATTCTATTAATCCTCCAAATATATTTTCCATATGACAATAATAAAAAAATATTTTGATAAAACCAAATAATTATAGTTATGTCAGTACACATTAACAGCAAAACATTTCCCGCAGAATACTTATCAAGTCCCGAGGACATCCGTCAAGGTATGCAAGGACGTACATCGTTAGATGGTTGTATGGTATTTAAAATGGGAAAGGGTCATCATTCATTTTGGATGAAGAAATGTTTAATAAACTTAGATATTGTTTTTGTTCTTAACAATCGTATCAACCGTATCCACTCAAATTGTGAAGCTCCCGATTCTCATATAATGAATCCACCAAAATATACAGGTATTGGTGACCATGTTATTGAGTTTCCCGCAGGTGCAACTGATGGTTGGAGGGTCGGTGATAAAGTTGCTATGTATTTGGGGACCCCTCAGAATCCTGTTCGATAGTTACCTCCTCCGAATACGGTTCAATATTTGAAAAATCATATTTTACCTTTGGTTTAGTCTTTTGGAATACCCAAAAATATGAATGATACTTACGTGCATGTTGTTGTCGAGTCCATTTGGTACCGAAGCTATTAATACGTAAATTGGCCACCAATATAAAAAGGTCTTTAGGATAGAAACCTAACTCCATGGCCATATTCATTATCATTGAGTGTGTAAAGTGATTGCGACCACCTGACACGGTGTCTTGGCATTTGAAAACGACCAAACCATCCTTATCGGTGATTCGATACAATTCCTTTAAGGTGTTATAATAATTTCTCATTAAATGACCATAAGTTTCATACCCCTCATATCGTTTAGCTATGATTGAACTACCTTCTACGTTATCACGATATGATTTACCTGCAATAACAAAAGGTGGGTCGTACATAATACTCTTCATTGAATTATCATCAAATGGTAAGTTTTCCGAACTTGCTTTAATGATAGTATCATTTTTGGGTAATAAATCCGATTTGATTTTAGGACCTGGTAAATTTTTCCAAAAATTACCAGTAGAATACGTACAATCGAGGTCAAATTGCTCAATTTCATATAATTCCATGATGCTTTTGATTACATCGTCATTTGTGTTATAAACACTTTTAATCGGTTTAAAGTCTTTTTCCATTGATTTTATGATTTTTTTTACGTAACTTTTAACAAATATAGATAATAAAAACAATAAACCGAAATATTTATAAAAAAAGACTACGACTATGGCATGTGGATGTAAAAAAAGAAATGAAGAACCGGTAGCACCGGCATCAATTAAAGTAAATGAAGTAAGAACTCCAGCACCGACTCAACCGAGTCCTGCTCAACAATAAGATGTATCGGGTAATCCCCGATATATTTTTAACAAAAGATTATATAAATATATAAATATGAAAAATGTTACAAAATTAACAAGTGTAAATGTTATTGAAGATGTTTACAATAAATTTAAAGTTAAGGCGGTTAACAGTGAAATTAATTTACAAAAGTTAGTTAATAGGTCATTAGACTTATATAATAATGATGAAGTTTTCAGAGAAAAGATAAATAATCATGATAACTTAACAGCCACCGGTACAAAATTTTAATTTATGAAGAAAAAAATATTATTACTATCAGATGATTTAAGGTCGACATCAGGTATTGCTACGATGTCAAAGGAATTTGTATTGGGTACGGTGGATAGATACGATTGGGTTCAGTTAGGTGCTATGATAACCCATCCCGACCTTGGTAAAGTAATTGACCTATGTGACGATGTAAAGAATAGAACCGGTGTACAAGATGCAAGTGTAAAGTTATATCCAAGCAACGGGTACGGTGATATGTTTACATTAAGAAAATTAATTGAAATTGAGAAGCCCGATGCCATCTTACACTTCACCGACCCACACTATTGGCAATGGTTATATGATAACGAACAAGAGATAAGACAAACTTGTCCAATTTTATTCTATCACATTTGGGATAACTTACCCGACCCACAATACAATAGAGATTACTATGAAAGTTGTGATTGGTTAGGTTGTATCTCTAAGCAAACCTACGGGATTGTTCATCGTGTTGGTAAAATGACCAATGAGATAACATATAAACCATTAGAAGATTGGCAAATAAGTTATGTTCCTCACGGAATTAATGAGAATTTGTTTAAGCCAATTGATAAAATATCCGAAGATGTGAATAACTTTATTCATGGTGATAAAAAATATGACTTTGTCTTATTCTATAACAATAGAAACATAAGAAGAAAACAACCTTCGGATGTAATCATGTCATATAAATTGTTCTGTGATAGTTTACCTAAAGATAAAGCTGAGAAGTGTTTGTTATTAATGCACACCACACCAATTGATGAGAATGGTACTGACTTAGTGGTGGTAAAGAACACTTTATGTCCTGACTATGATGTTAAATTCACAGGTATTAAGTTGGAACAAGATAAACTAAATGAATTCTATAACGCTGTTGATTGCACAATTAACATTGCAAACAATGAGGGATTTGGTTTAACTACTGCTGAAAGTATTATGGCGGGTACACCAATCATTGTGAATGTTACCGGTGGTTTACAAGACCAATGTGGATTTATGTATACTGCTGATGATTATATTGAGGTTGGCTCGTTACATAATAAGGAGAAACACAATTTTTCATTACACGGTGAATGGGTTATTCCTATTTGGTCATCATCACAAAACTTAAATGGTTCTGTGCCAACACCTTACATCTACGAAGATAGGGTTAATTTAAAAGATGTTTCAGATGCTATAGGTGAAATGTACAAATTGGGTAAAAAGAAAAGAAAAGCTAATGGACAAAAAGGAAGAGAATGGGCAATTAATAACTTGTCTTCTAAGGTGATGTGTGATTCAATGGGTGAAGGTATTGAAACCGCAATTAAAAACCATAAACCAAAACAAAAATATAATTTATACAAATTGTCATGAGTAAACCAAGTTTATTATTTAGAGGACCGGTAGAAACAAGGTCGGGGTACGGAAGTCATTCAAGAGATATATTAGAATCGTTACGTGCGATGGATATGTTTGAGATTGGTATTGATAGTTGTAATTGGGGTGTAACCCCTTTAACGGCATTGGAAGATGGTAATGAGTTCCACCAATGGATTAAGAAACGTAAAGTATTATCAATTGATGCTCAACCCGATGTATATGTGTCAGTTACCATATCAAATGAATTTAGAAGAGTTGGTAAGTTTAATGTAGGAATCACTGCGGGGATTGAGACTACCGTTGCGGGTAAGGATTTAATTGATGGTTGTAACAATATGGATTTAATTATTGTCCCATCTAACTTTACTAAAGATGTGTATTTTCAAACAGTTTACAATGAAACTGAAAATGGTACCAATAGATTGATTAAACAACATAAGCTTGTTAAACCAATGGAGGTGTTGTTTGAAGGTGCTGATACTAATATATACAACGATGTTGTTGATGATAGTTTTAATTTAGACATCAAAGAAGACTTTGCTTATCTATTTGTTGGTCACTGGTTAAAAGGTGACACAGGTCAAGATAGAAAAGATGTGGGTATGCTAATCAAAACATTTGTTGAGACATTTAAAGATGATGAAAACAAACCAGCTTTGGTCTTAAAAACATCGGCAGGTGCATTCTCAGTTAAAGATAGGGAGCTAATCCGTAAGAAGATTAAGTCTATTGTTGGTGGGACAAATGTACCCATTTATTTATTGTACGGTGACTTAACAGATAATGAAATGAATTCATTGTACAATCATCCTAAGATTAAAGCTATGGTTAGTTTAACTAAGGGTGAGGGATTTGGTAGACCATTGTTAGAATTTACAATGACAGGTAAACCGGTGATAGCGTCTAATTGGTCAGGTCACAAAGACTTCTTACCATTAGATAGAGCCGTAATGGTCGGTGGGACGTTAACTGATGTTCATGATAGTGCGGTCGATAAGTTTGTATTAAAAAATGCAAAATGGTTTACTGCAAATTATAATGAAGCATCCGCTATTATGAAATTGGTAAGAGATGAGTATGATTCTTTTAAAACAAAGTCTGAAGAATTAAAAGAAATTAATAAAAACAATTTTAGTATGGATATGATGACTAAGAAGTTAGAAACTATCTTGTCGCCATATATTCAAAGACCTGAACGTGTTGAACTAAAATTACCAAAGTTAAACAAGATTGGATAATGAAAGATTTCAAATTTTTTAAAAATAACGATGCACAATTAAGTTTTGGGAATTGTTTATTTGCCATTCAACCTCAAATAAGATATGATAACGTTGAGTTTTGTTTTCAATTTGATAATGAGGAACCAACCGTTTTTGCAAACGGAACCGAAGAAATGAGTATTAGAATAGAACCAACGAGTGGTGGTAATATCACATTTACCGCTAATGATAAACAGTTTACAATATTTGCAAGAGAAAGACAATGAGAGAGTTTAAATTTTTCCACGGAATAATACGTCATGGACTTACCGGAATTTTAGAGCCTGAATTAAATTACAATTTAAATCTTTATGATGAAATTACTGAGGCACTTGGTAATGAAATCAGACACGAAATTGATAGACAAATAATAGATAATCTAACAAGAAACTATCCGTTAACGTCAGCCGGAACAACAATAACTTCGTTACCGTTAACCGGAACAATAAATACTACTAATGGTTTTACGCTAACAACAACAAACACAGGTACTGCCGATTACACAACATCAACAAATACCCACAATTTACATTATTTAAACCATTTTATAAATTTGGGAGGAGGTAGTCGTGCATAGATGTGATTGGCATATGTGGCAACCAGAAGGATGGGAATTCTGTTGGAGATGTGAAGAATTAAATAGAATAGAAAATAAGAAAAAAAAATATAAAAATAAAATGGAAACTTTAGATATTAAACATTTTAAAAATCAACTAGATAAAGGAACAATTCTACCTGAAAAACTTTTTTATATGTTACAGGAGGAATTGGAGAATGGGGAAACTAAAATGACATTAATTGGTCACGATGTTGAGGATGATTTACCCAATTATCAATTTATTAACTTCGATTTAAATTTATTAATGTTCCCAATAGTTAAAAAATAATTATGAAAATAAGTTTTGCTATTACTGTGTGTAATGAATTAGAAGAAATAAAAAAATTGGTTTCATTTATTTTAGAACACAAAAGACCTCAAGACGAAATTGTGGTTCTATATGACGATAAGAATGGAAATTCTGAAGTCTTAGATTTTCTATTACCTTACAACATTAAACCAAATGTCCAAACATGGAGAGGTTTTGATTTTAAGGATAACTTTGCCGATTGGAAGAATAAACTTACTGAGTATTGTACGGGTGATTACATTGTTCAACTTGATGCCGATGAAATGATTAGCAAGTACATTGTACAGAATATTAATGTAATTATTGGTATGAATCCTGATGTTGATTTGTTTTTTCTACCAAGAATTAATACTGTCGAGGGATTAACTCAAGAACATATTGATAAATGGGGATGGCATTTAAATGAAAAGGGACACATCAACTTTCCCGATTTTCAGGGACGTGTGTTTAAAAAGGATTTAAGATGGTCGGGTAAGGTACATGAAAAAATAATTGGTTCAAAAAAATATTCATTATTACCAGAAGATTTCGTATATTGCATTCAACATTATAAGACAATTGAACGTCAAGAAAAACAAAATAACTATTACGACACAATATGACATATAATTATCCACCACATTTCAAATATCCCGATACCGAAAAGGTCTATTTTTCAGACCATATACAATTATGGGAAAATATTTTAGGGGTTTTAAAAACAAAACCTAATGTTTGTTTGGAAATAGGTGCGTTATATGGCGGTTCGTCCGTTTACATACTTGAGGAGTTCTGTAAAATGGAAGGTTCACATCATTATATAATGGATATCAATTCAAATGAATACATAGAGATTAACATATACCCTTATGGTGATAAAGTAACATACCTAAAAGGTGAATCTGCTGATAGTTTTAAACGATTTGAACATTTAAGTGAGACAAAAGAATTTTTAGATTTTGTTTATATCGATGGTAATCATATGTCAAAGTATGTTTTAGAAGATGCCGTTAATGCTTTCTATTGTTTAAAAAATGGTGGGGTAATGATATTTGATGATTTTGGTGGTGGTTTAGAACAAGAATCACATATGCAAGTTAAAACAGCTGTGGATTCATTTATTAATTCATATCAAAAATATTTGAATGTGGTTTATGTGGGATATCAATTGATAATACAAAAAATAGAATATATTAATCAAGAAGAATTAAAAGGAAATTATTATAAATAAAATTACAGATAAAACTAAATAACTTTTATAAAAAAAATAAAATGAAAAAAGAGATTCCATTATTTAAGGTTTTTATGGCCGATACTGCAGCAGAAAAAGTTGCAAAAGTATTAAACAGCGGATTTATTGGACAAGGTCCCGTTGTTAATGAATTTGAAAATACGCTTAGTCAATATTTTCAACATCCATATATCTCGACATTAAATGCCGCAACATCTGCGGAACATTTAGCGTTACATCTAATTAAAAAACCATTTACGTTTACTAAAGTGGACGGTTACGGAATTAGAGAGAACGTTTGGGATGGTATGAAGGATGGTGATGAAGTATTAACAACTGCACTTACTTGTACTGCAACTAATTGGCCTATACTAGCCAATAATTTCAAAATCAAATGGGTTGACATTGACCCTAATACTTTAAACATGGACTTAGATGATTTGGAAAGAAAGATTGGTCCTAAAACAAGAGCGATTATGGTTGTTCACTGGGGTGGTTATCCGGTTGATTTAGATAGACTTAGACAAATACAAGAGAAGTCTTTACGTATGTACGGATTCAAACCCGCCGTGATTGAAGATTGTGCACATGCAATGGGTAGTAAGTACAAAGGTAAGTTGATTGGTACTCATGGTAACATTTGTACATTCTCTTTACAAGCCATTAAACACATTACTTCTGTAGATGGTGGATTGTTATTCTTACCACACGAGGAATTGAATAGAAGAGCCCGTCTATTAAGATGGTATGGTATTGATAGGGATTCACCAAAAAAGGATTTTAGATGTGAGTCGGATGTTGAAGAGTGGGGATTTAAGTTTCATATGAATGATGTGAACGCAGCAATTGGATTGGAGAATTTTAAACATGTGGACACTATTGTTGGTAAACATAAATCCAACGCCAAGTACTATGATGATAATTTAAAAAATGTACCGGGTCTAACATTATTAGAAAGGAACCCCGACATGGAAAGTGCGTTTTGGATTTATTCAATACTTGTTGAAAGAAAAGGTGACTTTATGAAATATATGAAGGAATGTGGAATTGCGGTTTCTCAAGTACACGAGAGAAACGATATTCATACTTGTGTTAAAGAATATCGTTCAATGTTACCAAATTTAGATAAAACTATTGGTCGAGTAATTTCAATACCTATTGGTTGGTGGTTAAGTGATGAGGATAAAAAATACATTGTAGATTGTATAAAGAAAGGATGGTAATGGATAAAATAATAGATGAATCTTTTTTAAAATCCGATGTAACGGAGTTTGCGTTAGGTTATGATAAAGTTAAGAACCATACTTGGTATGATAATTTAAATTACATGGTTGATTTATCTAAAAAATATTTTAATGATGATGATTTTATAATGGATTACTCTTGTGGTACCGGTATATTTCCTGAAAGATTACTAAAATCAACTGTTAGTTGTCCAAGAATTTTGATGATGGACTCATCTCCAAAGTATCTTAAATTATCATATGATAAATTTGGTAATAATTACAAATTCTTTTTTAGATTAATGAAATATCTGAAAGAAGAGAATAGATTACAAACCATCGATGAGTCTATGGGTGAAGACTATAAAGAATTATTAAATGGTATTATATGTACCAATGCTATTCATCTTTACCCAACAATTTCTGACACAATAAAGTCTTGGAATAAGTTGTTGGTTAAGGGAGGTAAATTATTAATCAATTCGGGTAACATTTATAATCCATTAATGGGTGCGGATACTAAATTGATTGACCAAACAGTAAATGAAATAGCTAAATTATCATTTGATATTGTAAAAGAGAATTCAAAATATTCCAAATATATTGATTTAATAGAAGATTTTGGATATATTAATAAACATAACACACTTAGAGATAAATATTTTTTACCTATTAGACCTATTAACTTTTATACAGATGAGTTAATTAAAAATAGATTTAAAATAGTTGAGGTTAAAACTATCGATATTGGTGCAAAGGTGGATGAATGGTTTGACTTTTTAAAGGTTTATCACGAAGGTGTTCTCGGTTGGATTGGGGGCGTTAATAAAATAACCGGTGTTGACCCAAAAGAAAATGAAGTTGAAGACAGGATTGATATAATAAAATTAGCTTTAAATAAAATGTTTAATAATAAAAACGATTTTAAAGCATGTTGGAATTACATAATTTGTGAAAAACTATGAGTAAATGTGCTAAAATAATCTGTACTTATTTTGGTAAGCGAAGAGCCGGTACCTATAATAACCCAAATGATATGAAATCATTTTTTTTTAAGATGATGGAAAATGAAGTTAGTATTGATATGGGGATTGAAACTGATGTTATTTTAATTAACAATAATTGTGGGAATCCTACCATAAATGAAAGTATAAACAGTTTTAATAATAATAAAACAAAAAATGGTAAGATTATTGTTGAACATAGAGAAAACATCGGGGGTTCTTTTGGTGCATACTTTGATATGTTTAAAAAATATTTATCAAAATACGATTATTTCTTTTTTTGTGAAGATGACCACATAATTTTTAAAGAAGGATACATGAAAGATTTTGTTGATTACTTGGATTCTGATGAAAAGATTGGTTATGTTTGTTTAGCTCCGATTACTCCATTAGGTCTTAGTGGTTATCCTATACATTCGGGTGGAGGTATTGGGTTAACATCAACCAAAAATTTTAATAAGGTCTACGGTGAAGGTTCAAAATGTAATTTTAGGGAAACTATGGAATTAGATATGAGTTATGAAAATTTACAAGGTTATGAAAGTAAGTTTAATGCCAATTTTATATTACACGGTGGACTTGAGTTAAAAAATCACCCAAAATATTCTTGTATTCCTAAAAATTATGAAAACTTTGAAATTAACTATAAAAATTATTTAAATGAGGAGGTTTTACAAAAAGAGTTTATTTATAATGTAGGAGAATAATATTAAAAATATGAAAAATTACACACAAAACTCAGAAGAAATGAATTGGCCGTGGGTTGAATCCCCGTTTTTTAGTGAATTATTAAAAAATCAGGATTTAACTGACGAAGAAAAAGAATTGGCCACCAAATATAACAAAGATGGTTACGTTGTTATTGATTTAGGATTAAGTGACGAAGAAATCGAACAATGTAAACTTGATGTTAATTTTTTAAATAATAAGGACGATACAAACATTCAAAACCCAAGATATCACTATTCACAAGGAAAAAGAATATTTGAAGCATGGAAAGAATGTGAATCTTTATTGACATTAGCGAATCATCCTAAAGTATATGACACCTTAAAAATGTTATATAAAAGGGAACCATATCCATTCCAAACAATAACATTTAATTATGGTTCAAATCAACCGTTACATAGTGACACAATACATTTTGACTCAATGCCACAAAGATGGTTATCCGCAGTGTGGGTGGCTCTTGAAGATATGACCGAAAGTAATGGTTCCTTACTATACGTTCCTGGCTCACATAAATTACCCATATTTGATTTTTATGACTTAAAACTTAAATGTGCAGGTTTCGATGACCAATTTGATTCTTACGCGGAATATGAAGAATTTATTAGAAAGTTAGTTGAGGTCGGTAATTTAAAAACAGAATCGTTAATTTGTAAAAAGGGTCAAGCGCTTATTTGGTCTGCAAATTTAATACATGGTGGTGACATAATTAGAGACCCTAATAGTACTCGTTACTCTCAAGTAACCCATTACTATTATGATGATTGTGATGTGTATCATTCCCCAATGTTTTCTGAAAGATGGAAAGGTAAATTCGCACATAAAGATTTAGTCTCAAAAAATATTAGAGACCATAAAATAGATAAAAATGATTAAAGTAAATAATGTTGGTATTATTGGAATTGGTTCATATTTTCCTGAGAAAATATTAACAAATGAAGATATTGATTTATTAGGGATTGGAACCGATTCATCTTGGACTAAAGAAAAATTAGGTATCGAAGAAAGAAGAGTTGTTGTGGATGAGAACCCATCGGATTTAGCATATCACGCATCAATTGCGGCAATTAAAGACGCAGGAATTGATAAGGAAGAAATTGATTTAATTATAGTTGCAACATCAAGCCCTGACAGAATATCCCCATCAACAGCCTGTATAATGGCTAAAAGATTAGACATTAAAAAACCCGCCTTTGATATAAATGCAGTATGTACGGGATTTGTATATGGTATTCAACTCGCAACTAATTTGATTAGTACCAAACAATATAAAAAAATATTATTAATTGGTGCCGAGGCTTATTCTAAAATAACAGATTGGAGTAAAAGAGATTGTGTGTTTTTTGGGGATGGTGCCGGCGCAATTATACTATCTGAAGTTAATGGTGGATGGATTAGTACGAATATATTTGGGGATGCAAATGGTAAGGAGGCGTTTACTTGTCACCATTCCGGTAAATTTAAAATGGACGGTAAAGCGGTTTATGAATTTGGGACAAATACATTACCTAAAACAATAAAAAATTCATTAGAGCAATTACAAATATCTAAAGAAGATGTTGCTTGGATAATTCCACATCAACCGAGCCATAGAATTTTATTTAAAACCGCTGAGATTCTTGATTTCCCTTTAGATAAAATGGTTTTTAATATGACAAAGTTTGGTAACACAGCAGGCGCTTCCATTCCAATGGCGTTAGATTCACTATATAAACAAAATAAAATTAATAGTGGAGATATTTTGGTTCTACCAGCAATCGGGTCTGGATGGACATTTGGTGTAAGTGTTATAAAATATATTAAATGAAAAAATTAATAGTATTCGGTGGTACAGGTGGATTGGGACAAAAACTAATACCATTTTTAGAAAAAAAATATTCAGTTACTTCAGTTGGTAGTAAAGACATTGATATCACATTATTTGGTGAGGTTCAAAAATACTTTAATGAAAATGAATTTGATATTGTATTAAACATGAGCGGAAGTAAATATGATGTGTTTTTAAGTAAAATTAAAGATAGTGACCAAGAAGATATAAATAAAATGATTGATGTTAATATAAAAGGAAATATCAACATAGTATCATCTTGTTTACCTAAAATGATTGAAAAGAAATATGGTAGAATTATTTCAATCTCATCTGTGTTTTCTGAACTTAATGTTCCAAAAAATTCAATCTATTGTGCATCAAAGGCGTTTGTTGATAGATTTATTAGTAACGCAAATAAAGAAAACGTGAAGTTTGGCATAACTTGTAACACTATTCAATTAGGTTATTGGGATGGCGGTATGTGTTATAGAGTAGATGAAAAATATCAAGAGATGGCTAAGGAAAAAATTGGTTTAAAAAGGTGGGGTAAAATTGAGGAATTATATAACACCATTGATTATATCGTAGAAAATGAGTATATTTCTGGTACAAATTTAAGAATAGACGGTGGACTATAAATAAATCTTATGTACATACACAAAAACGGAATTGCATTACGAAAATTAGAAAGAACGGACCTATCAAAATTAAAAGATTTAAAAAATGAATCTTGGTTTGGTACGCACAACATCACATTATTAAATGATTATGAACAAGAAAAATGGTTTGAATCTTTAAATAGACACACCCATTTAATATTAATCGCAATTGATACTAAAACAAACAATGAAGTAGGATTATATAAGATACAGAACATTGATTGGTACAATAGGACCTACGATTCCTCTCATGATGTTTTTAAAGAATATAGAGGTCAAGGATTATCAAAACCGGTTCTTTGTGCCGGTACCGATTTTGCCTTTGAAGTTTTAAATATGAATAGGATTGACGGTGAGATATTAGAAAACAATGTTGCTAGTATAAAGTCGGCCGAATATGCGGGTTTTAAACATGAAGGTGTTAGAAGAAAATCAATCCATAAATGTGGTGAGTATTTGAATAGTATACATATTGGTATATTAAAAGAAGATTGGGTTAACTTAGAAAGAATAAAAGAATATGAGGGAATATGTAACATATCTTATCAACCTAAAAATGATTTATAAATTATGAAACTTAACAAATTTTTAATTGCAATGGTTTATTATGAAAGACCAAAAGTGTTAATAAATGCACTAAAATCTATATTAGATATTTCATATCCGGAGTTTGAAGTTCATTTAATTGACGATGGTTCCACTAACAGAGCTGAACCAATTGTTAGAGATGTCTGTTCATCAATAATAGACAAGTTTAAGTTTAGTTATATTGAAAATACCATAGAACAAAAGAAAGAACAAGGTGGTAGTCTTCATGGACGATACTTAACTGACGCAATAAAGGAAAGTGATGCTGACCATGTCATTGTATTATGTGATGATGACGCAATTTATCCTCATTTTTTAACTAAATTAAATTTACTAATAAATAAACCAGAAAATAAGGATAAAAATTATTTTTATCATAACATAGTTTTATATGACTGTCTAAGAGAACCATATACTAACGGTGTTGAAAGGGGTGATTTAAGTTACTTCACCAATCAATGGAAAGAACCAATAAACTGTTATTGTAAGGTTGATGGTTCTCAAGTAACTTATAATAGAAAAAAATTTGTTGAGGATGGGGTATTTTATCCCGCACCTCAAACATCGGGATTGGATGCCGCTTCATTTCAACAAATGTTTGATAAATGGGGTTTAGCTGAATATAGTAAATTGATATCTCAAGTTAAATCTAATAATGAAGATAATTTAGTTTGGAAAGATATGGAAGCTGATAAGGATGTTATCTATAAAACTAAAGATATGAATTAATGAATATAACAATCGTACTTGCTGTTTACAACAACCTATCATTAACTAAAGAATGTTACAAACACATTCGTAGATTATATCTCAATGCTCCAATCGTTATTAGTAGTGGTGGGTCAAATGATGGTACGTTAGAATGGTTAGAAGAAACATCTAACAATGATGAGTTTCTATCTTTTGTACACGAGTCTGAAAAAATAAACTTTTCAGAAAACTATAACCAAGGTATCAAGATTGTGGATACAGATAAGTTGGTTCTTATTCATAATGATATGGTTATTGGTAAAGGATTCTTAGAAACGCTTGACCAACAACTGACTGAAGATACATTGTTATGCTACACCACTGTTGAACCGCCCATATTTGCTGGACATAATAGACCCGGTAAGTTCATATTGGATTGTGGAATGTCTTTTGAGAATTTCAATATGAGCTTGTTCAATCAATACATTGATAGTGTGCAAAAGACCGGTAAGCTTTATGACGGTGGTTCATTCTTTATGTCAGGTTACAAATCATTATTTGAGGATGTTAATTACTTTGATGGGTTTAGTTTCTTCCCGTGTTTCTGTGAGGACGATGACTTCTTAATAAGAACCAAACTAAAAGGATATAATATTAAAACAACTGAAGAAGCAATAACGTATCATTTCGTTTCTAAGACCTCAAGATTCAGTGAAGAGTACAAAGACACCACCAGACAAAATGAACTCAACAGCAACCGTAATTTCATACGCAAATGGGGTGTCCCATCCTACGTGTTCACCCTGATTCGTTATTGGGAGGAGAAAAACTTTACATATAAAAATTATGACATTGGATTAACGCTATCCAACTCGTCTCAATTAGAAACACTAGAACCATTCTTTGATAAGATATCAGTGAACACATCACCAGAAAACTATATCATGATGGAGCAATATAAAACTAATTACGATTTAAGAAGTAAGTTTAGTTTCATAGATAATGTTGATGTAATGATTTACATAGATGGGAATATCAGTGAGCCTGAATTTGAAATTTTACAAAAGTTAAGATTTAGTTTGCCTGACTATGAAAAAGGAGTATATGAAACTGGTAGATTAAAGATTGAAATTAAATAATAGTCATATTTTTTAATAACATTTTTTTTGTGATAAAAAATGGGTTCCAATTTTCACCATTCTGAATAAAATTTAATTCGGCATTATACCTATCAGTCTTATCGACATTATCGGTGTTTATTGATTTTATGTACTTACCGGTCGCCCACCAAAAATTTCCACTATAAATGTCAATGCCATTATCTAATTGCTCCAACTGATAACCAAATGTGTTATATTCTTTAAGATTTCTTATAACTTCTACGTATTTGGTGATTAAATAATAATTTAAATGTTTCCTCCAATTTGATTCTAACTCATATAGACCGGTGTTTATTTTTGATGCACCCTTTGTGTGAAAATAAAAAATATAATCATCATCTTTGATATCGTCCTGTTGAATTAAATTAAGGGTTAAGAATTCATTTTCACCGTATTTTATTATGCTTGGGGATATTTTATCTAAAATATTATCATAATTGTATGATTCATCAGAAACAGATAACCCCACGGTTAATTTGAATGGTTCTTCTATTTTATTTAATAATGTTAATTGTTCATCAATAATTTTTTCAACATCATCAACACCGTATACGTGATAGTATATCCTAATCATAATATCTTTTTGTTTTTACAAAAATCAAATAATTTATTAGCATATTCTTTGTTATGATTGGCGGTTGCATGTTTACCATCTATTGAAAATTCTCTAAAGTTACCATACTCACCATCAAATCTATAATCATCCATTACACTATCATCATTCAAAAAAGAACCATTCCAAGTGTACGGTATTTTTTTATTTTGTAATAAATTTGTTATTAATAAGTGATTTTTATACCAATTTATTAAATCATTCTCATCGTGCGTTACTCTCGCAATTGCTTTATATTCTTCTTTTCCTTCTTTATCTTCTTCAAAATATCCCCAAGGGTTCATATGAAATGGTTCTAATTCTCCACCATATCTATAATATTCTTTTCTTGATGGATATGTGTACATAATGTTTACAAGATTTGGTCTAAATGTATCAACTAATGAAACTATACATCTTACTATATAATCATTACTCCTACCACCAAATCCTGCATTCAAATCAACTCCTTTATCTATTAATCTTGAAAAATAATGAGGCCAAGTTTGATTATCAGATACACCAACTCCTTCGGTATGAGAACACCCAACTGATAAGATTCTAAATCCATCTTTATAAATTGAATCTCCCCTAAAACCCATTTCGTTATATGTGTAAACATTAGTTCCACTTTCATCTGAACCAGAGCCATTAAATGTTTGATTTCTTCTTTCGGCCAAGTTCCACTTATAAGTAGCAACATCGAATCCGTCTTTTTTCCAATACTTTATAGATTTCATAACATTATTTTTTTACCTTGTTGATTTATATCTATCTCATTATTTATCAGTTTGTTATAGTAAATGTTTTGAATTTTAACTTGATTAAGTAAAAAGTTAATTTCTTTTGGATACATATCTTTTAACATTTCAAATAATTCTTCTTTTGGCCACCATTTCTTATATTTTTTAAAATTATATTCTTCTTGAATATATTCAATATTGTGTCCCAAATTTTTTAATAATTCAGTTAAATTTTCTAATTTAACCACTTGAATATCTTCACCATATTTGTTTCTGTAATAGTACAAATATTCATAAAAAGGAAAACACCAATGTGTGGCACCTATTGACCTTATAAACTCACCTATTTGATGGTAAAAATCATCTCTTTTACCAAATTCATTTATAAATCCGACAGTTTCCGTGTGAAGTGCGGTCACTAAATGACTCATGGGTTCTCTCAAAACTATGTACTTTACTTTTGGAAATCTTGAATACTGACCGTGGTTAAATTCAATTCTTTTATCTTCCCAAACTTTATCCAAAAATCTACTACCACATTTTACAGGTGCCAATATTGTATTATCGTATATTTTTATAACCATTAAAGTAAATTTGTTTTAAGAATGAATTTATTATGATTTTTCTTTTCAATCATGTGACAAACGCCATGTTTTTCTAAATGTTGAAAATCGGGGTTTTTATTAAATAAATAATTTATATCATTAAAATATAAATTTAAATATTGTTGGTTTAGTGTGATTGGTGGTATTTCATTTATCCTTATACTAAAAAATAATATATCGTTTTCAATCAAATTACAAACATCTGAGAATGCTTTATTAATTTTTTGATATTCGGATGTAGATATAACACAAGTATTGTTTAATGTATTAAATGGGATTATTTCTTTTGTGTATTTTTTAAATATTTCAATAAAAACGGATGATTTATCCAAATCTATTTTGTGTTTATGCGATAAATTTAATCTATCCGATTTTATTTTTGAAATTAAATAACTTAAATCTTCAACAACAAAATCATTATCTAAATGTATAAATGGATAGTTTATTTGTGATAAAACTTTTAATTTAGGATATGACCATAATGTATTAATTTTAAATTTTTTATCCACATCAAATTCACGCCAATCATATTCTAATTGTGTATTTTTAAAATAATTTTTATCTGAGTAGATTATTGGAATTATATTTTGTTTATTTAAATTTGCAATAGAATATTTTAAATAAATTTCTGTTATTTCAGTTAATCTGATTGGTAAATATGTAAAAACTACTTTCATTAAAAAATTGATTTGTATTGTTTTTCTTCTTTTTTAAATCCTTTTAAGTATAAATCTAAAAAAGAATTTTCACTTTGAATTCGCTTAATAAATTCAATATGGCATTCATTTGTCCAATCCTTACACAATTGGTAGTTTTTATCAAAATCTTTTAAAAAATCAAAAATAAATTCACTTATTTTTTCCACATCACCTTGTATATCTTGAAAATTTTTTATAAATGGGTGTGGTCTAAGATTTAATAACTTCTGTAAAAAATATATTGGGTATGAATGAGTTGATATAAATGGTATATTAGCAAGAACCAATCCAATTGTTTTTTCAGATAAATAATGTGAACTAAAGTTTGTGTTGGACCACGCCCAACTTTCATCCATTATTTGTATTTTTGCCATTGGAAATATTCTAAAAAATATATCCAAACCAACCGTATGTATTCGTTGATTTTCTACAGTTTCC